GATCCTAACTTTTATGTTTTGCAGAAATATTTTATCCCAGAAAGCAAGATCAAAACGCAGGATAATAAAAATAAACAGGAAGGCGCATACAGGAAGTGGAAAGAGGACGGCTGGGTTCAGGTAAATGATGGAGCTACCGTTGATTTTCACAACGTCACAGAATGGTTTGCCTATATGGTCAGAGAATACAACATAAGACCTCTATGGATAGGATATGATGCGGCTCTTTCCGGCTATTGGCGAGAAGAAATGGATTCTTACGGTTTTGACATGGAGAAAATCAGACAGGGACCATTCACATGGACTTATCCTTTTAAGGAATTGGCAGGATTATTTGAGGAGCATAGGGTCATATATCAGAACAATCCTGTTTTACTGTGGTGTCTTTTTAACACCGGAGTGAAATGCCTGAACAAAGACGGCATTGAATCGCAACAGCCGGTAAAACAGTCGTCCGTATTAAGGATAGACGGAACGGTTTCGCTTCTGAATGCGTTTACCTGTTACAAGAACCACGAGGAAGAGTATTTATCTTATGTGAAATAGAGGAGAGAACATGGGACTTTTTAAAAAGATTTTAGGAAACATCAAATTAAAAATATTAAATTCCTATTTTGGCTATACCGTATCAAGCGCACCGTTTGATGGAGAATTTTGGGATCATGACGTGGCAAGGGCAACGATTGATGCGATAGCAACGAGAGCCGCAATGGGAAATATGCGCCATGTGATCATGGAAAACGGACAGGTAAAAGAAACGGTATACGACAGCTCGCTCGCAAAAATGATAAATGAGCGACCAAATGATGTCATGTCAGGTTTTGAATTTAAATACCGGATGTTTGCAAATCTCGAAACAAAAACAACTGCCATTGCATATATAGATTGGCAGGTAGTGGATGGAAATGTGATTCCTGTTGGAATCTACCCGGTAGATTATGCAAATTATCAATTCAGGCAGGTCATAGGTGGAGGATGGGCTATCGAATATAACGATTTCGAAGGAAATACCGGATATTTGAGGTTGCAGGACTGCATCATCATGAGGAAGTTTTACAATAATCATCAGGCATCCGGGGACGGAAATGCACCGATTTACAAAGCACTGGATATGTCAAAGGCATCAGATGAGGGATTCATTGAAGCTTTGCAGGTTTCCAACAAAGTACGTGGAATCATTAAACAGAAAAAATCAATGCTCGATCCGGAAGATGTAAAAGAATCGCAAAATAATTTTGCAGATCGTTTTAAGTCCGCAGCTCAAAATGGTGGAATTGTTGCAGTTGATTCCATGGAAGATTTTAGAGAATTGAATGTGAATGCTTATTCTGCAAATGCTGTGCAGCAGAAACAGATAGAAAGCCGAATCCGCAGCTTTTTAAGAACTTCTGAATCAATCGTAAACTCTGATTATACAGAACAACAGGGCATTGCGTGGGCGCAGTCAGTGATTGAACCTTTATGGGAGATTTTTGCGCAGGCAGTTACGTGTTGCGGATTCACTCCGCAGGAGCGTGAAAAAGGAAATAAGATGATCATGTCGGGCGGCCGCCTAATGGGTGCCAGCCTATCCACTTGCGTACAGGTTTTAAATGCCACGAAAGACACCGGGGAATTGACGACAAATGAACGAAGAGAAATCCTCGGATATCCACCTGTAGACGGAGGAGATGTCCGTCAAGTATCGCTCAATTATGTCAGTGCTGATTCTCAAAAAGAGTACCAGTTAGGAAAAAATAAAGACAAGAATAAGGAGGACGATTCAGATGGAAAAGGAAAATCTGATGGAAAAGCAGACGACAAATAAGCGTTGTCTGCTTTTTGGTTTAGAGACAAGAGAGCTTGAAATTGATGGCGAAGAAAAGAAAGAACTCTGGGTTGAGGGTCGGGCGGTCAGCTTTAATTCTCCGACAGTTCTTTTTGAAATTGGAGAAACACAATACAAAGAGCAGATCGATTCAAGGGCTTTTGAAGAAACAAACTTGTCAGATGTCATTTTTAATTACAATCACGGCGGCAAGGTTCTTGCCAGAACCAGAAATAAAACGCTGGTTGTGGATGTGAGAGAAGATGGCGTTTATATCCGTGCGAGATTGGACGGCACGGAGGAAGGCAGAAAATTATATGACGAAATCAAAGGCGGATATATTGACCGCATGAGTTTCCAGTTCACAATCCGTGAACAGTCCTATGACAAGGAAAACCATATGTGGACAGTTCGAAAAGTGAAACGTCTTTATGATGTTTCCGCAGTCGATATCCCAGCCTATGATGATACATCAATTGAAGCGAGAAAGAACTCTATCCTGGAGGCGGATGCTCAGGAGCAGAGCGAACGTAAAGCGGCGGCGGAACTTTCAAAGCGGAAATTGCAACTCAAAATGAAATTGTCAATGTAGAAGGAGAAAAAACATGAACAAACGTTTATTAGAAATTCAGGCACGCAAAGCAGAATTGTTAAAAGAGCTTGAGGGAGATGTGACAGAGGAAAGATTATCTGAAATCGAAAAAGAACAGGCGACTCTGGAGACAGAGGAGCGTTCCATTCGTTCAAAATCAGATCTTATCGGAAAACTTTCCGAGAAGACAGAGGAAAAGCCGGAAGAGAGACATACTGAAAAGCCGGAAGAGAGAGCAAAGAAGATCATGGAATCTGGAAAAATGGAAATCAGCTCAACAGAAGTCAGAAATGCAATGGGAATGCAGACAAGAAGCACGCTGATTGCTACAGACAGCCTTGTCGAACCTACGAAAAATGGAAATGATATTAAGGATAATCTTAATCCTGTATCGTCTATTATTGATCAGGTATCTGTCATTGATGCAACCGGTGCAGCAGCATTTGAGGAAGCTTATGTGAAGTCAGAGCCTACCGCAGCGGAGAGAGAGGATGGCAGTGCTGGAACTGCAACAGATCCTGTTTTCCGTGTGGCAAAGTTAAAACCGGAGCTTATTAATGTGACAAGCTTTGTTTCAAAGAACATCCAGCGCGTTTCCCCGTTAGCGTATGAAGCAAAAATCAGAAGTCTTGCATTAAAAGCTTTGAGAAGAAAAGTTGCGAAAATGATCGTAAATGGTTCTACAGATTCTTTCGGTATCAAAACCGCAAAGAACACAATGAACGAGGATATCTGCAAAGAGCTTCTGCTGGATGCTAATACAATTGATGCGAATACATTAAAGAAAATCGTATTTTCGTATGGTGGAAATGATGAACTCGGTGGAAATGCCAGACTCTTCCTCACAAAAGAAGATTTGCAGAAATTCGGAGAAGTTCGTGGAACAAACGAAAAGAAAGCTCTTTATGAGATCACACCGGATAATGCAAATCCGAACATCGGAACAATCAAAGAAGGCGGTCTGATCGTCCCTTATACGATCAACTCAAGCTTAACTTCCCTTTCCAGTGCGGTAAAAGGTACAGAGAAAGTCCAGACTATGATTTATGGTGATCCTGCAAACTTTGAGCTTGCATTATTCGGAAATTATACAGTTGAAGTTTTCAAGGAAACAAAAGCTGTTGAAGGAATGCTCACGATCATCGGTGAGATCATGGCAGGTGGAAACGTGATCGTTGACAGCGGTTTCGTAATTGTCTCATTGGCATCTAACTAATGAGGTGTGCTTATGGATGATCCGGTAAAGGATGCTCTCCGGTTAACGGATGCATCTTATGCAAAACTTTCTGGGGAAATCGAACGCAATAAAAAAACAGCTCGCACGGAGATGATCCGTGTGGGCATTTCCGCAGAAATTGTTAACGGAAATTCTCCGCTTGTAACAGAAGCAATCGTGACGTACTGCCAGATGAAGATGGGGCGACCTGATTATTACGAGAGATACAAAGAAGCATGGGAATACATGATTGATTCAATCCGCAAATCACAGTCTAAATTCATTTCGCAGGAGGTTAAAAATGATAGCACAGAATGACCTTATTAAATTGATCACGATTGCGAATACTGGAAAAGATGCGGACGGATTCCCGATCGAGGAAGTCTTGCAGGAAACAGAGATGTTTGCCTCTGTGCAATCTGTAAAAAGGTCGGAATATTATGCGGCTTTAAAAGACGGAATCGTTGCCAGCAAAACAATCGTCATAAATTCTGATGATTATGACGGTTGTTTGATTAAAAAGAACGATAAGAAGTACAGACCGAACCTCGTTGAAATTGATTCTGAAAAATTCTCAATCATCCGGCTTTATCAGAAAGATGATTACACGATGGAGCTTACATTGCAGGAGGCGGAATGATGGCAGGATTTGACATAGAATTTCCGGATGATTTTCTAGGTGGAGTGCTTGAAACAGATCCACAGGAGTTATGCTCTGAAATGCTTAGCGAAGCAGCACCCTTATATGTTGACAGTATGAAGCGGTCGCTTAGAGGTGTGGTTGACCATGAAGGGGATTCCGAAATGGTTGATTCTGTCAAGGCTACAAAGCCGAAGAAAACGAAAACGGATGCATATATCGTGAATGTGGGACCTTCCGGCTATTCCAAGACAAAGGAATATATACAAAAAGACGGAACAGGCAAACGGACAACGAGAAAATATCCGGTTTCCAATGCTGTAAAAGCCATCTGGAAAGAGTACGGAATCCCAGGAAAAGAACCTGCAAGACCTTTTCTGACAAAAGCGAAGAATGACGTTGAAAATGATGTCATGAACCGTATGCAGGAAGTTTATAACAGGAAAGTGGGGACGAAGAAATGAATGTGAATCCGCTTATTGAATCGTTGGAAAAGAAATTTTCTGTTCCAGTTGCACAGGATGAATATGATGGAAAATCTGATAAATACATCATTTACACCTATGAAGACGAGCGGCCAGTGTATTTCGGGGACAATAAAACATTACAGGACACAGTTTATCTGACAGTACAGCTTATCGTCCCAAAACAATTTAATTATATGAATCTGAAACATCAGATCAGAGACGAATTAGAAAGAATGGAATTTATCGTGACAGATATCCGTTCTTTTTTAAGTTCCGCAATTAACGGAACAAATAAAATCAGACGCATCACGTTTGATGTCAATTACACAGATAATCATTGATTTTAGGAGGGAAAAACAATGGCATTTTTTGGACTTTCAAATCCGTACATCGCAAAATTGAATAGCGATGGTACATACTCAGACGGATTTAAATGTAGCGAAGCAGTAAGTACAGCAGTGACACCGGCATTTAATGAAGGAGCACTGTACGGAGATAACAAACTGGTTGAATACATTAAGGAATTTAAAAATGCAGCAGTAGAAGCTGGTGTTACCAGTCTGCCAATTGTTGCAGCAAATATCCTCTTTGGTCATAAAGTGACCGAGAACAGCATTATTTACAATGTGGATGATGCAGCAAATTATGTTGGATATGGTTTTATTTCAACAGAATTAAAAAAAGGAAAACGTGTGTATGGTGCTTGTATTTTGAAAAAGGTTCTTTTCGCCGAGGGAGGCGATTCTTACAGTACAAAAGGTGACAGCATCACATTTAATACACCTACAATTTCGGGAACTGCAAGTGCACCTGATGATGGTGATTACAAAGAAGTAAAGTTTTTTGACAAAAAAACAGATGCAGAGGATTTTATCAAGGGTTACCTTAACATCACACCGAAGTGCGAGACACCGGTATTCAGCGTTGACGGCGGTACATATGCCGAGGCGCAGAGCGTAGAGATTTCATGCGCGACTTCTGGAGCAAAAATCTATTACACGACAGACGGACTTACTCCAACAGAAAGCTCTACAGAGTATACCGGGACACCTGTATCTGTTTCGGCAAGCAAATTGCTTAGAGCAATTGCTATTAAAGCTGGAAGTGCAAATTCTGATGTTGCATCAGCGGAATACACAATTTCCGGCTAGAAAATAAGAGAATAAGAAGATTGGAGGGATGGTTTTTTCCATCCCTTTTTTTCAAATGGAGGGAAGCATGGACAAATTAACATATATTGAAGTTGGAAAAGAAAAATACCCAATCAAATGCGATAATCTCGTGTTGCAGCAGATTCAGGAGGAGTTCGGAAGCGTGAGGCTTTTTGAAATGGCCTTGATTGGTCTTGCAGCGGAAAAAAATCCAGATGGTACGGATAAGAGGGACGATAAAGGACAGATTATTTTAAAACACGTTGAGCCGTCCATTAAGGCGATTAACTTCGGACTTCCTTTGATGGTAAATGAAGGACTCGAAATTGAAGCGGAGCAGAAAAATACAGATTTTAAGTATCTGGAAGATAAAGAAATAATCAGATCCATCCAGCTCTCGTATTTGAAGCTTTCAGAAATCATGCACAAAGAGCTTGCAAGGTGCTTTGAAACAAAAAAATAAAAACCCAAGTGGAGAGCGATAGTGACAGCGAAGCTGATACGATCATCAACTTTACTTGGGTTTTATTAATTGGAATGCGGTTCGGTTTCACGAAAAAAGAAGTCGAACATATGTACTATGGAAAATGGCAGGATTTTTTTGAAATTTATAAAACAGTGCATGATTTTGAAATGAGCCAGAGGTACGTGCCTCTGAAAAAAGAAGAAACAGAATCAACAGGATCTCTTATGGATTTATAAGGGGGATTTATGGCGTCAAAAGGAACAATCGGCGGTCGTATCGTTCTCGAAGGGGAGTCCGAATACAGAGCCGCCTTAAGAAATATAACACAGGAACAGAAAGAACTCCGTTCTGAAATGAAGTTGTGCAGCAGTGAATTTAAGGAAAGCCAGAATTCGCTTGAAGCATTAACGAAAAAACATGAAGTTCTGGAAAAGCAGATTGATGCGCAGAAAAAGAAGGTAGAACTCTATGCGAATCAATTACAGAAAGCAAAAGATACCGAAGCAGATTATGCTAAAAAGGTTGAGGAGCTTAAAGAAAAGCTTGCTTCTGCTGAAAATGAATTCAAAGACATGAAGGATTCGACAGAGGTTTCCTCGGAAGCTCTGGAAAATCAGAAAAAAGTCATTGATGAATTAAAAGAAAAGCTTACTGTTGCAGAACAGGGATACGAGAAATCTGGACAGGTTATCAGTCAGTTTCAGGTCAATTTGAATAATGCGAATGCTGATCTGAATGCAATGTCTACTGAATTGCAGAATACAGATAAATACATGAAGGAAGCGGAACAATCCGCGGATTCATGCGCGACATCCATTGACGAATTTGGTCACAGAACGAAAGAGGCAGGGGAAGAATCAAAAAAATTTGGTGAAAAATCTGAGAATGCAATCAACAATCTTTCCGATGCACTTGTAGCAACCGGAATCGTGCAGGGTGTCGAAAAAGTCAAAGATGCATTAATGGAATGTGTAGAGGCTTCTCAACAATTTGAAACTGCAACCGCAAAGTTATCAACAATTGCGGACACGAATGCTGTTTCCATGGGGGAATTGAGAGACCAGATTTTAAGCGCATCAACAGAGCTTGGTGTTGCCGCTTCGGATATCTCTGATGTATCTTATGACGCAATTTCTGCATCTGTTGATACTGCAAAGGCTGTTGGTGTCACGTCAGATGCGGCAAAGCTGGCAACCGCAGGATTTACGAATACATCCAGTGCTTTGTCGGTACTGACAACGACAATGAATGCTTATAATATTTCCGCTGATGAATTATCTGGAATTTCAGATTCCCTGATCCAGACACAGAACTTAGGTGTTTTAACAATTAATAGCCTAGCTTCTTCCATGGGTAAAGCGATCGCCACGGCATCGGCTTATTCCATTGACATTTATAATCTGGAATCTGGATATATCGCTTTGACAAAATCCGGTATTTCCGCAGAAGAATCAACCACATACATGGCTTCGATGTTCTCCGAGCTTGGTGACGCTGGTTCTGATGTTGCCGGAATTATCACAGAAAAAACCGGAAAGTCCTTCGGTGAATTGATGCAGTCTGGCTACAATCTCGGTCAGGTATTGAATATATTATCTGAAAGCGTGGACGGAAATGCAGAAGCAATGATGAACCTGTGGGGCAGTCAGGAAGCCGGAAAAGCGGCAAATGCAATTGTAAACAGGGGATTGAAAGAATTTGAACAGAATCTTGATTCTGTAAAAAATTCTACCGGGGCTACACAGAAAGCTTTTGACAAGATGGCTGATACATCGGAATTTGCTTCTAAAAAAATGAAGGTTTCTATGCAGAATTTAAAAATCGCAATCGGTGACGAATTACAGCCTGAAATGGAACGACTTTATTCTGCAGGTACAGACGTCACGGAATGGGCGATAGATTTTGTAAGGGAAAACCCAGAAGTGGTTGATGCAATTGCAGCACTTTCAGTTGGAATCGGGACTTTTGCAACCGGATTAGCTGTTGCAAAAGTTGGAATGATCGCATTCAATGCCGTAATGAACGCAAACCCGATTGTCTTATGTACAACGGCTGTCATTGGACTGACTGTAGCAATAACAGCATTACTCGATCATCAGAACGAATATGTTGAGAACACAAAGGCAGCAGTGGAGGAGCAGCAGAAAAATATTGATTCTTTGCACGAAGAAATCGAAGCAAGAAAAGCTTCTAATAGTGAAACGGAAGCTACTGTTGCAACCATCAGTTCGCTGAAATCACAGCTTATTGACCTTAATGGAAAAGAAAAATTAAGCAATCAGGACAAGGCTGAAATGGTTTCGATCGTTGCCCAGTTAAATGAACTTCTGCCAGACATGAACCTCTCCATAAATGAACAGACCGGGTATCTGGAGCAGAACAATTCAGAGCTAGAAGATTTGATTGAAAATCAGACTGAATACTTGGAATTACAGGCAGCGCAAGAAGAGCAGGCTGAAATCATAAAGCAGATAACGAAAGCTAAGATTAATTTAAACAAAGCGACCTCCGAACAGGCAGAACTGGAATCAGATCTTGCGGAAAAACAGGAAGAATATAATCAGGGGATGATTGAAGGTACAATCCCGGCTTATGGTGATCTTTATCAGGAAATTGCTGAAGCTCAAAAAGCTGTTGCTGAATATGACGATCAGATTACAGAATCGCAAGCGATACTGGATGATTTACAGGGCGATTATGAAGTCGCAACCGATATGATCAATCAGTATAAAGAATCCATGAATCAAGCATCTGATGCAGTAAATAGCACGAATGCAAATACGATTGAATATGGTTCTAAAACCTACGAGGTTTCGGAGGAAGTGAAGGCTTCCTTTGATGAGATAAATGCTGCTTATCGAATGGCAAGTGAAGAGGCATTATCATCCATTTCCAGCCAGGTATCTTTATTTGATGAATTATCAAGCAAATCAGATATGACAGTACAGCAGATGTCGGCAAATCTGCAAAGTCAGACAGATACGTTTAATCAGTATTCGGAAGATTTGAAAACAGCATCACAGATGATGAAAGAAGATACAACTGGAAGCTTCTCAACGATTGTGCAATCTATCATGGACATGGGCGTAGAAGGTGCTGGATATCTCCATGAATTGGTCACGGCAGCGGAGGATTCCACGGAATCGTTTGATGAAGTCATGAATTCATTCGCAGAAATGGAGGAAGCGAGGCAGACGTTAGCTGACACGATGGGAGATATTAACGTCGGATATTCTGACGCAGTAAATCAGATGATTTCTAGCACAAGTGACGGACTGGACAGTATCAGCAATGCATTTGTTGATAAAAGCCCAGAAATGCGTGTGTCGTCTGCTTATATGTGCGATCAGATTTATGATCAGATGAAAACATCAATCGGGATGACGGATGATGGAAGCTCTATTGTTTTTCAGGGAACAGGAAATTCAATTGCGAAAGGTGTTGCGGATGGTATTTCTGCCGGACAGCCTACGATTAATACTGCATTACAAAGAGCGATTGATAATGCTGTCGCAAATGCAAATTTTAGTGGAATTTCTGCAAAAATAGACCGAATGTTAGGAGATCAGCTGAAATGATAAGAGAATTTAGTTTAAAAAATGCAATCGGTAATACATGGAACCTGAACGATTTAGAATCCTTTCTTACAGAGCCAGACGGTCTCGGATTTGAATACGATGTTGATTATCAGCAGATTGGAAATATTTTTATTAAGCTTCAGGACGACATGAAGCAGAAAGAACCATCCGGACAGATTAAATTCGCAACTTATGAAAAATACAGAGAATTTTGTCTTTTTATCCAGCACAAACCGCTTGTGATGGAATACATAACTCCGGCCGGAAATTTTTTAATGGATGTGAGCATTGATAAACTTGAAAAAAGCGAGCTTGAAACAGGTGGATTATTCTGCAATATTAAATTGCTTGGATTATCCACATTTTATAAAATCGTTCGTGCTGAAAATGATGGAAGTATGGTCGCCGGGAAAATTTATCCGTATTCTTATAATTATCGCTATTCAGATTACTCACAGGGGGCGGTTGAATTTGACTGTGACAGTGTTTTAGAATCTGCCGTAAAACTCACAATACTCGGTCCGTGTACTAATCCATCATGGACACACTATCTGAATGGTGTCGTGGCAAGCGTAGGCAAGGTAAATTGTACGATAAAAGATGGGAACAGATTAATTGTTGACAATACGAAAATACCTTTCGAAATTGCCGAATATGATTCCACAGGTACATTTGTTCAAAATCTTTATCAGAACAGCGATTTCTCCACGGACAGATTTGTCACGCTTGGTTTTGGTTCAAATAAAATCAGTTTTGCACATGAGGGAGAAAATGCGATTTCGCTGATTGCGGAGGGAAAAATTATTTATGAGTCTGTATAATATTGAAATTTTTAATGATCATTTTGAGTATATCTCCTCATATCAACTCCAGAATGTAGAAGGATATGAGTACGATTACATTTCGTATTCAAAAAGCAAACTGGAAATACCGGAGATTACCGCATCAAAAGGGGATTATGTCCGTATCACTTCAAAAGATTTGAATATTGTCGGAATCGTAAACGGATGTACTGACATGGGATTTTATTACGAGCTGGAATTTACTCCATTTTTGGAAAAATTGGATGTCAACGTACATTACAACAGAAGTCTGCTTTCCTCACAAAGCCTCGAACAATGGATTGCCGGAATCATCACAGACACTTTCGTTTCAAATCCTGATTCGGAACAAAACATATATGGTTTTGAGGTAAAATACTCCTCGAAGACATATAATGCGCTGATGGATCTGGAAGAGAATATAGGAAATCTTTATGAGATTTTGCAGAAAGCACTAATTAATTACAATGTGGTGGTCACATTTAGCATTGATGTCCAGAAAAAGAAAATTACGGCGGATGTGTCAGTTTTATCGCAGGGTGTATTTTACATCGAATCTGATTTACCGAACATCCTTGATAAAGAATTCAATTTCAAAAAATCTGATTCGTCTTATAACAAAATGACGGTATACAATGAGCTTAATGAGGCAGAATATGAGACGTTTTATTTACAGACGGATGGTGCGATTACAAATACTCCTGCCGTTTCCAAGCGTGTCACACCTGTAATTTTTACAAACATTTTTATCAAGCACGAAAATGATGATAAAGAGACGTTCCACGATTCCGCATACGATAAGGCTTTTAACAAATTGTCAGCGGAAAAGTATGATAATCTTATTGAAATTGAATGTGAAATAAATGACTGGCTTATTGATCCATTGAATTTATCTATCGGGCAGGACACTGTTATTATCCGGGATGGTGTAAGTTATTCTACCATGCTTACCGGATTTGCTATAAAAGATACCGTCAAATTAATGTTCGGGACAGTACGGCTCGAACTCACGAAAAAGCTTAACAGGAGGTTGAAATCATGAGTATTTCCATGAAACGCTATAACGACACAATTATCACACCAAAGGACGACAGAATCCTTTTTGACCAGATCTTTGACGACTACGGTTTAATTTACGGAGGCTCTGCAACTATGGCGGCATCCAATAAAATTCATGTAGGTGCTGCCAGAGGCTTCATCAAGGGAACAGAAGTCATTGTTGAAGCAGAGGACATTGCAGTAAATCTCTCTGATTCCGGCACGAAGAATGGACGGCTTAAGATCGTCATGGATTTAGCCGATACTGAGACACCAATTAAATTTGAATCAGAGGTTGCCGCATCGTTCCCTGCATTGGAACAGGATGCGAACATTAACTATGATAATGGTCGCTATGAGGTTGTTTTTGCTACATATAAAGCGACAGAAACGACAATCTCTAGCGTGGCTCTCGTTATGCCGACTATGCAATCTGTCAAAGCAAAAATTCAGGGCATAAACCAGAGTTTAAATAATTCAAAAAAAACGTATATCAATTTAGCACTGCCAAATGTTACTGCTGACGCGAAAGCTGTCTGCGATTATATAAATAAAAATTATTTACTAGGACAGTTATCTCCTGCATATACAGTCGAATTTGATGTAGTTGCATCAAATGCAGATTGGTTTTCTGGTACTTTGTCCACGGATTTGCTTACATTAGCCCAAGGAAGAACCGTTTGGGGCTTTGTCCAACAACGTACCTCATCAGCAGAAAACAGTACTTTATATAAATACTTTGCAAGTGGAACAGGAGGTGCTAGTTCAGTAAGTGCTATTGATGAAACCATTTCTGATCCAATGTTCTGTGAGAGCATTCCGGGAAGAAATCAGATTACAGATTTTTTTAATGTAAACTTATCCAATCGCAATAGTGATATTAATAAAATACATTATTTTGGTTCGGATAATCCTGCCACAGCATTTACTAACAGCCCATATACAGCCGGTCCTTTTTACGGTTATCGGGTAGTGAGATGGTGTTCTGAATCTGCTAATACATATCATTTAGTGACTGTGGAATTACATGAGCAATATCCTGTTTCCGGACGTGTTTGGTCAAACACTTACGATATTAATAATGGAACATGGTATGGCTGGAAATGCAATCAAGGTAATACATTTATTGATGTTGGAACTGTTTTAAAAAATGTTACAACCATCGCCGCTGGTGCAACAGTAACTTATGTAGCAACAAGAGATTGCTTTGTAAACGTGGCTGCATATGCACACGGAAGTGGTCAAAATACAAAAATATATATTAATAATGTACCCGTTTTTAATCCTTACACTAATAATGGTGATAATGCTGGTTTAGTGATTGTAGATAAAACTGTACCATTAAAAACAGGACAAACAATTAAAATTGAGAATGGCACATACACCACTAGTTCTTATGCTATTTTTGCAGCATTTTAACTCTGGTTTTAGGGTTGCAGCATAAAGCATAAAATTGTGTACAAAACTTTACAGTAAAATGTGTTATAAATTAAGTGAGAAAACCTGTTGAAGAGAAATCTTTGACAGGTTTTTTCGTGCAAAAAAATAAAAAGGAAGGAAAAAAGCATGAACGAAAACACAAATATGACTGTAAAAACGGTCAAAGGATTTTTTACAGCAATTGGTGCTGTTTTAAATTCACTTTTAGGCGTGTTGTATATTCCGGTTCTTTTAGTGGTCATTTGCAACATCATTGACTATATTACCGGGATCATGGCAAGCCCAAACAGGACTGATGGGAAAATCAGTTCTTACAAAAGCATGAAGGGAATCACGAAAAAGGTCACTATGTGGCTGCTGATTGTTGTCGGTGCGATTATTGACCAATTAATTTTATACGCAACAGAAACATTCGGATTTTCTTTCCCGTTCAAATTTTTAATTGCGTGCATTGTTGCGGTTTGGATTATCTGCAATGAACTGATCAGCATCTTGGAAAACATGATTGACATTGGAGTAAACATTCCACCGTTTTTAATGCCACTGGTAAAAAATATTAAGAGCCAGACAGAAAAAACAGTGCAGATCGAAGAGGATAAGAAGGAGGATTAATTATGAAGTATGGAATTGATGTAGCAAAATGGAATGGAGTTATTGACTGGTCGAAAGTAAAGCTTGCAAATATTTCTTTTGCAGTTTTAAAAGTTACAAATAAAAATAATCGTGTAGAGGAAGCATTTGAGCGGAACTACGCAGGAGCTACAGAGCAGGGAATTACTGTCGGCGTGTATCGTTATGTTTACGCAAAAACTGTTGAGGCGGCAAAAGCAGAAGCTAATGCAATCGTACAGGCTTTATCTGGAAAGAAAATAAACTTCCGTGTATGGCTGGACATGGAAGCCGACAGCATTAAAAATATTGGAAAAAGCAGATTAACAGAGATCATTAACGCTGAAGCCGACATTATTCAGGCGGCAGGGTTTCAGGTCGGAATTTACTGCAACACAGATTGGTACAGAAATGTGCTTGATTCTGAATCATTAAAAAGTCGCTTCCCATTCTGGATTGCCAGATATGGCACGAACAATGGAGAGATGCAGGAGAAGTACTCCCCGGAGGCATATGCAATTGCATGGCAGTACACCTCAAGCGGATCATGCGAAGGTGTAAATGGAAAAGTAGATTTAGACGTTGCTTTTTCCGAGATTGACGTTGCTCCAGTCGTTCCAAATCCTTATACACATAAGGTAGGGCAGACAGTGTACTACTCATCTTATTATGACAGAGCTACTGATGATATTTCAAAGGCTAAATTCGCCGGTGCAAAATATAAAAAGGGAACTATCACAGCAATTGTGAATGGTGCGAGAAATCCTTATCAGATTAATAGCGCATCCATTTATCTTAACGATGGAGATATCCGTGAGGTGATTACTGTGAAAGCTTCAGACGCAAAGTATCACACAGTAAAAGCAGGACAGAATTTAACTGTGATCGCAAAAATGTATGGAACAACCATCAATGCGATTTTGAAAATGAACCCTTCGATTACAAATAAAAACGTGATTAAAGTTGGTGCTAAAATTCGCGTAAAATAGAAAAGTATTCCATGATATATTCCACAAAAATAAAAACATACTGATTTTAAGCCACTTATAGACGATATTCAAGGGGTTCGATTCCCGTTATCAGCTTAGGGTAGGAATCCCGGTAATTTCAAGGAAACTTGATTTTGCCGGGATTTTTTGTTGTTCCCAAAATAATTCTTTAGAAATTCTTTCGTTTTTTATATAATGGTTTTTTAGATAGATATATTACAGTGAGACATATCAGATAAGGAGTCAGAAGTCAGATGGAACAGTTGAACAACAATGAGTACAATATTTTAGTCGTGGAGGATGACAAAGAGATTCGTGATGGGATTGAGATTTTCTTAAAAAGCCAGGGATACCATGTATATAAGGCAGCCGATGGTGTTGAGGGACTGGAAGTGATCGAGCGGGAAACCATTCATCTTGCAATTGTGGATATCATGATGCCGCGGATGGATGGTGTGACCATGACAATCAAATTGAGAGAACATCATGAGTTCCCGGTCATCATGCTTTCTGCAAAATCAGAGGAGACAGACAAAGTGATCGGCTTAAATATTGGTGCGGATGATTACGTGACAAAACCGTTTACGCCGTTAGAACTCATGGCAAGGGTAAATTCCCAACTGCGCCGCTACACCCGGTTTATGGGAATGGCACAGAAAAAAGAGGAAGAGGGAAGAAACTACATCATCGGCGGACTTGAATTAAACGAGGATACCATCGAGTTTTCCGTGGATGGAAATCCGGTGAAATTGACTCCGATTGAATTTAAAATTCTGGCACTTCTGATGAGAAATCCGGGCAGAGTTTTTTCGGCAGAGGAAATCTACGAGCGTGTCTGGAACGAAAAGGCAATTAACACGGATACAATCATGGTGCACGTGAGAAACATTCGGGATAAAATCGAGATCAACCCGAGAGAACCAAAATATTTAAAGGTGGTGTGGGGCGTTGGATACAAAATTGAAAAACAGCCGTAACGTTAGGATAGGAATTATTATCATTGGATTATTACTTGCAGTTGGTGTGAATGTAAGCCTTTTTCCGTGGATGATAAGGAATGCAGAACAGAAGTCAGCGCAATTGTTTTCCTCCAGTGAAAATGTAAATACGGAGTATATTGATACACTTTATCAGGGGGCTTATGTCCTGTATACCGAGATTAAGAACGAGCCGTCAGAAAACCGTACGGAGCCTTTTGTCGGAGAGGGAAGCGGTTATGATGATTACGATTATATTTCAGAGTGGAGCAGTTCCTTTGAGGGCGTCCGGTCTGAGACGGATTATTATGCGACGGATGGAGCGAAAAAAGAAGTGAATACGAATGCGCCGTTGTATGAAGTTTTGGAACCGGATTTCAGAATTGACGATGACAAAGAACAGTGGAACTCTTATGAGAGCGTTTTTGTCCTGGACTTTGACGAAGATGGAAACTTGTCCGTCGATGTCAAAAAGGATGGAACAGTTTCTGCGGATACACTCATCAAAAGTCTTTTACAGGCAGACCGATACAATGAAATACGCACATATGCGGTGGACAATGATACGTCCTTTGTCCCGGTGAAAAATTTTCAGGTAGTATACGGTATTCCAAAAGACAGTACGAACCTTGCCTATGCAGATTATTACACCAGTGATTATTATCTGGTTGCATCCGGCGGGGGAGATGCAGCGTATTTTATTACACTTCTGGTAATTGCGGCATTTGCATGCTTTATGTGCAGCAGAAGAGTATGGAAAAATGAAAAAATGCCGGATTATCTTCCAAAATGGCGTTATATGGAAGCGGGGATCTTCGGACTTATGATGTCGTTTGCAATGTGTGATATTTATATTGACACTGTCTGCGATTTCCCATATACAGGCAAATCAGGTTACGCAAATGTGAATGTGTGGAGCGTTCTAAAAACAGGCGGAATCCTCTGGATTGTTTTTGCAGTTGCATTTGTGTCTGTCGTCTGCATTTATCCGGTATTTTCTGTTGGATTGAAAGAATACATCCGGCAATACAGTATTATTTATCAGATTTTTCCATGGATCCGAAAAAAATGGAATCAGTTTACAGACGAAGTCAACCATATTGATTTCAGTGATAAGACAACCAAAACGATCCTGAAAATCGTGGTGATCAATTTCCTTGTTTTAGCAGTGCTGATGTGCATGTGGATGTTTGGAATCGCTGGTCTTATCATCTACTCATTCGTGCTATTTTATCTGCTGAAAAAGTATTATGACAGGATCAGAAAAGATTACAATGTCTTAATGAGAGGCGTGCAGCGTATCGCAGAGGGAGACCTTGACACAGTGATCACCGAGGATATCGGGGTGTTTGAACCGTTTAAGGAGCAGCTCACACAGATCCGCACCGGATTTAAAAAAGCGGTAAATGAGGAAGTGAAAAGCCAGCGCATGAAAACGGAGCTGATCACAAATGTGTCTCATGATCTGAAAACACCGCTCACTGCAATAACTACATATGTAGAGTTATTGAAAAAAGAAGATATCACAGAAGAGGAACGCAAATCTTATATTGAGACACTTGAAAAGAAATCCATGCGCCTGAAAATTCTGATCGAAGATCTTTTTGAGGTGAGTAAGGCTTCAACGGATAATATTACATTGAACCTGATAGATGTGGATGTGGTTAATCTGATGAAACAGGTCAGTGTGGAACACGCAGATAAATTTGAACAGATGGGATTGCAGCTGCGCTGGAATGTCCCGGAAGAAAAAGTGATACTTCAGCTGGATAACCAGAAAACCTATCGTATATTTGAAAACCTATTTGTGAACATACAGAAATATGCAATGCCAAACAGCCGTGTTTACATTGATGTAGAAAAGTCCGAGACAGACGTAACCGTCACCATGCGCAATATGTCCGCCGTGGAGCTGCACACAAGCGGGGATGAACTGGCAGAGCGTTTTGTGCGCGGTGATGCCTCGCGCAACACGGAGGGCTCCGGTCTTGGCCTTGCAATTGCAAGGAGTTTTACTGAGGCGCAGAAGGGAAGTCTGCATATCTCCGTGGATGGCGATCTCTTTAAAGTGGTCATCCTGTGGAAGTTGTCATGATGGAAGTAAATGTGCTATACTTGTTTTTGCTGGGAAGTCCATGATGCGTTACATGTGGATTTCAAAGGAAAAAGAACAATGGAGGTAATTCATAATGGAAACAATGGACGATTTCAAAGACGAGTTAGAGGCATCTTTCCGCCAGATCAGAGAGG